TACCCGGCGGACAATTAAGCGTAGGATCGATAGTAAACAAGTCATTAGGGTCGTTGGGTATACCAAAGAATCCTGCTCTTGGGTCTATTATTACAAATGCTGTTACATCGGCGGTTAATAATGTTGCTTTCCCTCAAGCAGCCAAAGCAGCTGCCGGCTTAACGACTCCGTTGACCGGAGCAATATCTGGAATGGCCGCAGGCGCGCAGGGGCTAGCCGCAAAAGCACTGTCAGGTTTATCTGCCGGTGAAGCAGGTCCATTAAACGCTGCGATGTCCGCAGTAGGATTCGGTGGAGCAAGCGCACTAAAACTACCTAGCATCGGATTAAACACAAATGATACTGCATCAGTAAGTGCGCAAATAAGCTCATTATTGTCTGATCCTAGGATACCAAAACCAGACTTTGGTGAACCAGACGCTAGTGCAGTATCTGTACTAGAATCGGTATTGGCTCAGAATAATCAAGTTGATAGTATCTTTACACAACTTGATACGTTGGTTCCAGAAATAGAAGGAGCTAGAGAATATTACTATACCTTAGAAAATGCATTACCCCCGGGAGATCCACAGCTTATTCAAGCAAGGGATCAGTGGGTAGCATTGGCTAAGAAGTATCAAGAGGCATTAGATGCAGTGAACAACATTATCGGTAATGAGGAAGCATAAATACAGGTATGCCGCAATATATCGGATTTAGCACTATAGGCGCAAACTCCCCGAAAACTACTAATGCACCAGTAGGGAACGACGGGGGCGTGGGTACGATTAAAAAATCTATTAACACTGGTCGAAAGTTTCGATTAGTAGATACCCCGCTGGTCATTCAAGATTTTTTGAATGCGATTAATATACGACAAGGTCAAAAAGTTGGCAACCCGGGTTACGGAACCACATTGTGGGATTTTGTGTTTGAACCCAATACCGCGGATGTACAATTTAAGCTAGAAGCCGAGGTTCGTAGAGTAGCCAGTCAAGACCCTAGATTGTTATTAAACTCAATTAAAGCGTTCCCGCAGGAGAATGGAATTCTAGTTGAACTTGAAATGGCTGTCGCCCCCTTCAACCAGGCTAGCCTTATCAGCATGTTCTTAAATCAATCAAATAATACTGCTAGCCTGCAATAACCGAAAAAAACATACTTTTTAGGTATGATAAATACTAAAAAGAGATAAACCTATGGCTACAAGTTCACGACAGTCAGCACTTTTTGGGATAAACGATTGGCAAGCAATCTATCAAACCTTTAGAGAAGCCGATTTCCGAAGCTACGATTATGAAACATTGCGCAAAAGTTTCATCGATTACTTGCGCGTTTATTATCCCGAGACATTTAATGATTATATTGAGTCTAGCGAATTCATCGCTTTACTTGACGTTATTGCGTTTATGGGGCAAGGTTTAGCATTCAGAAACGACTTGAATGCCCGTGAGAACTTTATCGACACTGCTGAACGTAGAGATAGCGTTATCAAATTAGCAAACTTGGTAAGTTATACCCCTAAGAGAAACTTAGCGGCACGGGGTTATTTAAAAATTGTTAGCATTCAAACCACACAAAATATTAGCGACTTAAATGGTGTTAATTTAAGTAATTTACCAATATTGTGGAACGACCCTGCGAACCCCAGTTGGTTAGAACAATTCAACACAATCATTAATGCTGCATTAGTAGATACCCAAAGAATAGGTCGTCCCGGAAACGTAGCCGATTTACTGGGAGTTACTACCAGCGAATACACCCTTCGAATCCCAAACACTTCATTACCAATAGTCCCATTTAATTCTACCGTCGACGGTATAAACATGAATTTTGAATTATGTAGTGTTACTAGCGTTGACGCAAATTACATGTATGAAATTCCGCCGGCACCTAGCGGTCGTTTCAATATGTTATATCGCAATGATAAATTGGGTTATGGAAGTCCGAACACCGGTTATTTCTTCTATTTCAAACAAGGTACTCTGCAAAACTTTGACTTTACTCTAGAGCAACAGATTGCTAATCAAGTTGTTAACATCGATATACAAGGTATCAACAATGAAGATACCTGGTTGTATCAATTAAACAATAATAATGGTACTAGAGTACTTTGGAATAAAGTTGAGAACATTTATGCTGACGCATATTTGCAAACTGAAACTAGCAGCCGAACGATATTCTCAGTGAATTCTAGATTCAATGACCAAGTAAGCTATGTCTTCGGTGATGGGGTGTTTAGTCAGATTCCGGTAGGAACTTTCAGGGCTTACGTTAGAGCAGGCAATGCCCTAACATATACGATTGATCCTACTGAAATGCAAGGCATCACCGTATCCTTTACGTATATCAATCGTGTAGGAAAAACGGAAACATTAACTTTGGGTCTTGAACTACAATTACCGGTTTCTAACGCACAAGCACGCGAACCATTAGCTCAAATTAAGCAGCGTGCTCCTACGAGATACTACACACAAAACCGTATGGTTAATGGGGAAGACTATAACAACTTCCCATATACATTGTACAGTTCAATCATTAAATCTAAAGCAATCAATCGTTCAAGTATAGGTGTCAGTAAAAATTTAGATTTACTAGATCCGACGGGTAAGTATTCTAGTTTGAATAGTTTTGCAACTGACGGAGCTTTGTGGCAAGACGATACCAATGGGTTCTCTACAGTAACTATAAACACTGTAGGTAACATTATCACGTTCTTGACAGATACTTTAAGTAGTATTTTGTCCGGCACTAGAGTGGTTCAATACTACACTCAAAATTATCCTCAATATCCAGTTAATGCATCTACGGGTGATGGTACTGTATATTGGAAAACAAGTGCAGTGGATGCAAATTCATTATCAGGATATTTCTATAATATATCAGATGGAAGCGAGCTACCGATCCCAATCGGTACTTATTCTACCAACAGTGTAAAGTATGTGACACCCGGTGCATTGGTAAAGTTTGTAGCTCCCACAGGTTATTACTTTGATAGTAATAATAGATTGGTTTCCGGTATACCTGGTCCTAGCAATCAAACTTATATTTGGACTACTGTGCTGACTGTGATAGGTGACGGTTATAATAACGGTGAAGGATCCTTTACTAATGGTACAGGACCGATTACGTTAAACGGATACGTACCTAATGGATCAATATTAACAACCATATTACCTGCGTTTGATAACTCATTATCAAACGAAATTGTTCAAGAATGTATTATACGCATGGAGTTGCAACAAGACTTTAGTTTAGTCTTTAATAACTCTTTCACCATAGCGCAAGACCGCTGGAGTATTAATCAGTTTGATAATGCAAATTGGTTGGTTCGTTTCGAAAGTCAATCAGGTGGTAGATATAGCGTAACTTATAGGTCGTTAAGGTATTATTTTGGTAGTGTTCAAGATACAAGATTTAGTTTTGAAAGAGATAAACTTGTATATGATCCATTAAGCGGTAAAATTCTTCAAGATTTTATTAAGGTTTTAGCAACAAATACCCAGCCTAATAATAATTATCCTATGTCCAAAGACATCTCGGTTAATATTGTCGGTCAAACCGTAGAAAGCGACGGGTATATTAATGATTTCGAGGTAGAAGTTGCCAGTAACGATATCAACAACAGAGGATTAATTGTTAATCCTGATTTCTTTCAGACAATCACTGGATACACAACCGGTGGTGCAAATATAGGATTATATGTATTCTTTGAACTAGTAGAAGATGCTATCAATCTGGCTAGATATCAAATAGTACCTACAAATAGTGTAGTTCAATATCAAACTAAAACTCAAATAGAAGTTTCTAAGTATGATTACCCGTTGGGGCAATTATTTTACGCATACGGAGAAAACAAGTTTTGGAAATCAATACAGGACAACACAGTAACTACTCCTTATTATGTGTTAGTAGAACAACCTCAGTATTCTATTAAGCCGGGACGCCAAGGTCTTCAGTTCCAGTATCGTCATAACAGTAACAATACAACAAGAATAGATCCTGCAACAACTAATATCATTGATTTGTATGTAGTAACACAAAGCTACTATACTCAATATCAAAATTACATTCAAGATACAACCAATACCGTTCCTATGCCTCCAAAACCAACTATTAACGAGTTGAGTGAGGAATACGGAGAGTTAAATAATTATAAGATGTTAAGTGACAGTGTTGTGCTAAACAGTGTAATTTTCAAACCTTTATTTGGACCCAAAGCGGTTTCAAATTTACAAGGAACTATTAAAGTAATTAAAGCATCAAACACCAATGCAAGTGACAGTGAAATAAGAAGTGCGGTATTAACAGCAATGAATAATTATTTTGATATTAATAATTGGAACTTTGGTGATACATTCTACTTTTCTGAATTAAGTGCGTATCTTCATGATAGAGTAGGCGAGTACATAAGTTCTGCTGTATTAGTGCCCAACGACCCTAATATGAAATTTGGAGATTTATATGAGATAAAGTGCGCCCCGTACGAGATTTTTGTCAATGCTGCAACAGCAAATGACATTTTGGTTATAGCTGCGTTAACACCGGCGGAATTACAAATTGCATAAGTAATATATTATGGCATCAAGAATCAGAACATTAAATTTTTTACCAGAAATCTTTCAAACAAAAACTAACGCACAGTTTTTGGCTGCTACGCTCGATCAAGTTGTCGCACAACCGGCAACGAAAAAGATTGAAGGTTATATCGGTAGTAGATTTGGATATGGTATAAATGCTAAAGATTATTACGTCACTGAACCTAATAAAGTTCGTACTGATTATCAATTGGATCCTGGTGTTGTCTTTACAAAACCAAATGAATCTGTAGCTAAAGATTTTATTAGTTATCCTGGTATTCTCGATGCATTAAAATTAGAAGGCGGTATTGTTGAAAATAACAATAGGTTATTCAATAGTCAATTCTATTCTTGGGATTCCTTCACCAACTTAGATAAGATTATTAACTTTAACCAGTATTATTGGATTCCTGAAGGTCCTGAGCGCGTTATCGTTTCTAGCGAAACTGTTTTTTACACTAACGATTATGCTGTATACGACCTACCCAATGGTTATAACATTGTACCCATATCCTCTGCGGAAGCGGCTGGCTCAACTAATCCAACACTAACACTGTTGCGCGGCGGCACGTATACCTTCGCTGTAAATCAGAATAGTCAATTTTGGATTCAAGGAGCACCGGGTGTTACGGGGTATAGTCCATCACAACCCAATCTTCAAACTAGAGAAATTTTAGGGGTAGACAATAACGGTGCGTCTACCGGTGTCGTTACGTTTACTGTACCGCCGAAAGATGCTCAAGATGAATATAACTTCCCGGGAAATAACAGAGTAGGAGTAGTGAGTACTCGTCCATTTGCACAGGTTAATGGGGTAAGACTTGCCGATTTGCCCAATGGCATCGATGGTGTAACATCACTAAACGGGTTGACCGTAATGTTTTACAATACGGGTGTACCAAACGAAGTTGGATACGTTTCTAACTTCTTCGATTATACACCTTATGATTTAAATGATGACCTAACCCCGTTGAATACGATATCAGTAACTGGAACAACTTTCGGTACTAATGCCGTGACTTGTTCAAGTACCGAAGGATTGCAAGTAGGTAATGCAATAATCTTTACGGGTATACCTTTTGGTGGGTTGAATTCTTATTCAGAGACATTACCGAATACAATTTATTTCGTTGAAAGTATTATAGATGGTACTAAGTTTACAGTAACGCAGACTATAGGCGGATCTCCGGTAACCTTAACTACCGCAGTTGGTTCAATGACAGGTGTTATAAATCAAGGTCAATTCGAACAAGGGTATACTACAAATGTAAATCAATATTTTTACACCGTGCAGTATATAGGTGATCCGGCTGATCCAGTACTACGTCTGGTAGAACAAAGTCAAATACCTATAAATCAAAAAATTACCGCCGATTTCGGAACAGAGTGGGTATCTAGAAACTTTTACAGAAACACGTCCGGTATTATTTTAGTAGTACCATATATTAGCGCGCCGCTAGATACTTTATATTATCAGGATGGCACTAGCGCAAACAAAGTGGGCATCATTCGCCTAATCGAAAGCAATTCATTAAACACGTTAGATATTGAAAATGATGTTTTAGGTAAATTAGAATTTACAGCTACTAACGGTGTTAAGTTCACAAACGGGTTGAAAGTAAGCTTCCAAGGTGATGTAACTCCTGAAAGCTATTTAACTGGTGAATATTATGTTGAAGGGGTGGGTACAGGTATCGAACTTCTACCTGTCGAAAACTTTATTGCACCGGAAAACTTTACATCAAGTACATATATTCCATGGGACATTGTTGGGTGGGACTCATCCGATTGGGAAGGTAATTCATATATCCCAGTAACACCTGACTACATTACCATTGCTAGAAACTCTATTGACAAAAATGCTTGGTCAAGAAGTAATCGTTGGTTTCATATTGATGTAATTAATGCAACCGCAACATATAATAACAATCCTAATTTAACAACGTTATACACTGACCCTGGTTATAAAGCAAAACGTCCTATTATTGAGTTTTATGCTAATCTCAAGTTGTTTAATTCAGGGGTAGAAGGCAAAGCTCCAGTAGATTTTATTGATACTAGAACTACGGATGCATTAACTTACGTAGCCGGTAAACAAAATTATTATCCTGACGTAGAAGTTTATACTGATTATACGTCTGTAATTACTACAACAAACTATTTGCCTATTAGGAAAATAACATCAGGAAATGCGTCGACCGGAGTATTCACACTACTCGGTGGATTTAATACTACCGGATTTAATGTCAATGATATGATCGTATTTGACGATATTACCCCGGGTGCAGGTTTCATGTCCGGTGGCGCGTATTACATTGCAGAAATTATTTCGAGTACCGAATTTACCTTATCTGCGTCAAAGAATGGTCCGGTTTTAATTCCTATAGCTCCTATTTCAGGACCATATGAATTTAGATGGTCACCTTTAAGCACTACCGTTACAATACCGGCCGAAGATATTACCGGTACATTTACAGTAGGGCAGTATGTAACCGATTCTACTAACGTCTTGCCTAGAAACTCGCAGATAAGTGCGATTGCAGGCACGACTACAGTAACATTAACTATTGAGTGGGAAGAAGGATCCAATTACTTTACGCAACAAAATAATTCTTCTTTAGTTGCAACAGATACTACTACTGATAATTACGCATTGTTTGACGGCGCTAGAGTGATTTTCACAAAGGATACTGACGAAAATATTAAGAACAAAATTTACGTAGCTAGAATTTCTTCTATTACGGGATTCAGTACTCCAGTAATTACATTAACTGAAACTAGCGACAGTCTTGTAAGCCCCAATCAACAAACCGTAGCCTTACGTGGCTTCTTCAATCAAGGTAAAGAATTTTGGTTCGACGGCATTGATTGGGTAGCCGGACAGCAGAAAGTAACATTGAATCAGGCACCGTTGTTTGATGTATTTGATACTAATGGTATAAGTTTCGGCGACGCATCTGTTTATGTCGGTACTTCATTTACAGGATCTAAATTATTCGCATATGGTATAGGGTCTGGCATAGATGATTCTATATTAGGATTCCCGATTCGTTATAGTGCGGTTGATAACGTGGGCGACATTAGTTTTGATGTATCCTTAAACTCAGACACATTCGACTATGTGAGCGGAACAAATCCAATAACACAAAATGTAAACACTGGGTATGTATATCAATATTCTTCATTGCAAGATTATACTCGTCAAATTGGTTGGCAGACTGCGGTTTCTCCCAGTATCCAATATCAAATTTTTGAATTTGCATACGATCCATTGGCACCCACGTTAAGTTACACATGTGATGTTTCTCGTATGGATGTGTTCGTAAATAATCATATATTGACTAGCGATGAATATACAATAACTGTAGGCCCGGATTACACTACTATTACTTTAGTAGAAGATCCTATTATTGAAACAGTTATTCAAGTATTAATTTTGAGTGATCAAGTAAGTAAAGTAGGATATTACGAAATTCCCGTAAACTTAAATAATAATCCGTTAAACACGGATATTACGGTAGCCAACGTTGGTGACATACGTGGTCAATATCAAAGTATTTTCTTCAACAATCCTTCTACAAGCGGTGAAGTATTTGGTTCTAATAATTTCCGTGATCTAGGTAATTTGGTACCATGGGGCGATAAAATTATTCAGAATAGTGCTAGTTTGGTATTACCCGGCACTTTTTTGCGCAAACAAGAACACAACCTATTCAATGCATTGCTGTTTAATAGCAGAGAGTATGTAAAATTTAAAAATCTATTAGCATACACAATTCAGAATAACGATTACGTTCAACGCTATAATCCTTCTGAAATGTTAGATGATGCGTTAGATCAAATTACGGCTAGCAAAACAGATGCTCAACCTTTCTTTTGGTCTGACATGTTACCTAGCAAAGCAGCATATGTATCTAACACATACTCATTTGCTAACAGTCTAGATGTTTCTATCTATCCATTGACTAGAATATATGATTTTACTAAAGCTAATTACTATGGTATATTGGTATATCTAATCAGAACAGTTGCAGGTTTAACTACAACTAAACAATTGATAAAAAATCAAGATTACACCGTAAGTGATTCAGCACCGTCATTGACAGTAACATTAGATTTGCTACCAGGCGATAAGATCACTATTAAAGAATATAATCAAACATATGGATCTTTCGTACCAAACACACCTACTAAGCTAGGATTATATCCATCGTATATACCGCAAGTTATTTTGGATAGTAACTATAGTGAACCTACATATTTCATTCGAGGTCATGATGGCTCGTATAACAAGCTATATGGTGATTACGATCCCGCAACAGGTATTTTAGTAGATTTCCGAGACCAAGTATTGTTAGAGTTCGAACTACGTGTTTACAACAACTTAAAGATTGATTCGGCAATCCCAATTAAAGCTTATGAGATTGTACCCGGATTCTTTAGAGAAACGGACTACACGTACGGCGAATGGTTGAATATGTATAGTACCAATTTCTTAAATTGGGTTGGTCAAAACAGATTGAATTATAAAACTCAGTTTTATAATGCAAGTAATAGCTTTACTTATAACTATTCGCAAAGCGGGAACGCAATTAACAAGGCACCTATTACACAGGGTTATTGGAGAGGTATATACCAATATTTCTATGATACAACTACCCCATCGTCTACCCCGTGGGAAATGCTGGGCTTCACTGAAATGCCCGACTGGTGGACTAATAGATACGGCCCCGCACCATACACTAGCGATAACTTAGTATTATGGAACGATTTGGCTGCGGGCATAAATTGGAATAACGGAGATCCGGTCGTAATACCCGAGGCGGTTCGTCCTGGCTTACTAGAAATTTTACCTGTAGATAGCTCAGGTGTATTATTATCACCTATTGATTCTATTATAGGTAACTATAATCAAAATCTATTCCAACGTGATTGGAAAGTAGGCGACAGTGGTCCAGTAGAGTTTAGCTACCGCCGTAGTAGTTCATACCCATTCGATTTAGTTAGATTAATGGCCTTAATGAAACCTGCTGAGTTCTTTAACTTGGCAGTAGACCTCGACAATTACAAATACAATGAAGAATTTAATCAGTATCTCGTAAATGACAGAAGTCATTTAAAGATCAATGATATTGACATTTACGGTAACGGCAAGGCTAAAACTAGCTACATCAATTGGATTGTAGACTATGAAAAACAAATCGGCGTTGACGCCACAGCAAACCTCACCGAGTTGCTAGATAATTTGGATGTGCGTTTGGTTTATCGTCTTGCAGGCTTCAGTGATAAGACTCTATTAAAGTTTTATGTCGAGAAGGGAACTCCAAATAGCAGAAATGCTAGCTTGTTGATTCCAGACGAAAGCTATAGCGTGTTATTATACGACAATCAACCTTTTAACAGAATTGTCTATTCAGGTGTAATAATTCAAATCGCACAAAATGGTGGATATACTGTCTATGGCAATTCACAAACCAATGCGTACTTTAAAATTCTAAAACCGAAGTTCGGTGGTACAACTGAAACTATAGCATTAGAAGATATACAAGTTAAAATTACAAACGATCATTTCGATACTATTCAATATGTACCGTATAACACTACATTCTATACCGTACAAGAAGTTGCCCAATTTTTAATTGATTATGGAGCATACTTAGAAACGTTGGGTATGCAATTCTTAGACTTAGAGAATGAACTAGAAATCAATTGGAAACAAATGGTCGCTGAGTTTATGTACTGGTCTCAAACCGGATGGGCTTCGGGTAGTATTATTACTCTTAATCCATCTGCTAAGAAATTAACAATCAATAAAGAAAGTAACATCGTTCAACCGTTGACGATGCAGCAAATTAATTTCTTACTGAACCAGAATCTATATCCGATTCCTACAACTGACCTGTCTATTAGTCGTCAGGGAACTGAATTCAGTGTGACGGCTTTAAATGACGGAGATGTTATATCTTATGGTCAATTTGACTTGAATAACTTTGAACACGGTATTGTTTTTGATAATGTGACGTTATTCGGTGATATTATCTATAATCTAATAACTGGTCTACGTCAAAATAGAATTACCCTTCGTGGTACTAAATCTGCCGATTGGAACGGTACTGTTAATGCAGCGGGCTTCATCTATAACCAAGACAATATCAAAGAGTGGAATAACACTAGTAAATATACCAAAGGTGAAATTGTCAAGTATAAGAACAAGTTTTGGGTCGCTACAAAAATTGTACAAGCCAGTGAAATCTTCAATGAAGAAGATTGGAAGAGGACAGAGTATGACGAAATACAAAAGGGATTACTACCCAATAGTAGTACACGTAGCTATGAATCTACTCTATATTACGACATAGATAGGACTAACTTAGAGAATGATGCGGACTTATTGAGCTTTAGTTTGGTGGGATATCGTCCTAGAGACTATATGGCTCTTGCCGACTTAACAGACATTACTCAAATAAATGTATATAAGAACATGATCAAAAATAAAGGCACGTTGAATGCAGTCAGTGCGTTCAAGGGAGCCAATCTACCTCAAGGTGGAATTGATTATGAAATATACGAAAATTGGGCTATTAAGTCAGGTGAGTTTGGTGGGGTATTAAGTAAAAACTTCGTAGAGTTTAAAGTTAACGAAAAATTAATGACGGGCAACCCGTCTATCGTTGGGCTTACTGAAGGAGTGTTCAACCCCGGTACACAACAAGAAGTGCCTTTGTACTCGTTGTTCAACTACGGTAGACCCATAGAATCTGTAGATGTATTGTCAACCATAAGTTCTAGTGAACCTACCAAGTTATACCCTGATGCAGGTTATGTTAACTTTAATGACGTTAAGATGTCCGCTTTCTATTTCGCACAAATGGAAACTGCGGTCAATAAAAACGGCGCTATAATACCAATACAAGATTTTTATGTTCGTGATTATGTATGGTTAGCTAATTATCTTGAGCGTTGGCAAGTGTTTACGCCAGTGTCAATGGGTCAAGCTATAAATGCTAAAAACAATTTAAACGAAACTGTAACCATCACGTTCAACAAACCGCACAATCTCCGTGATTACGAGCCGTTTGCCATCATTAATTTAGACCCTTCTATCGATGGCTATTATTTGGCTACGGTTGTTATTGATCAATATCGTGTACTAATTACTAAAACGTTAGATGCAGCAATCAAGGAAATCACAGGGCAAGGTGTGGCATTAAAGTTCCAATCTCAGCGTGTTTCTACCCCTGCTGAAATACATGATTTGCCTCTACTAGAAGCAGAGTTCAGAAAGAATACAGTTTGGGTTGATACTAATACCGATGGCTCTTGGGGAGTTTACAGAAAAAATATCAACTACAAATTAGAAAACCAAGTCACGAAAGCTTCAAGCCAATCTTTAGGAAGTGCAGTAGCCGTAAATGATGATCTAGGATACTTAGTTTCTGATGCTGATCTAGGCAAAGCATATAGATATACCTTCAATGAATTGAGTCAATCATACCAGTTAGTTCAAGAACTATCGGGTAATCCTGGGTTTGGAAGTACAATAGCTCACACCGACGATTTATATGCAATTTCTGAACCCACCGGAGCATCTAGAAAAGTTAGACTCTATCAACTACAAAAGAGTACAACCTCTGACGACTTAATTGTTTATCAGACCATTAACGCCCCGGTCGCTGCAACTACTTGGGGAACTTCAGTAGCTATATCTCAAGATAAAAATTGGATTTATATATCTGATATAGACAATAACACTGTTCATGTATATGAAAGGTCTTATGTTCCTACTGCAGCAGGATATCTAATACCCGGTGACACATATACTATTCAAAGTTTGGGAACCAGTGACTTCACAACTGCGGGCGCAGCAGCGAATGAAGTAGGCATTTCGTTTGTCGCAACTGATGTAGGCAGCGGTACCGGAGTAGCAATACGTTCGACATATGTCCATACTGCTGAAATAGACGGAGACTTGCTGGGCTTAACGACCGCCGGCGATAATTTTGGTTATTCTTTGGCTACGGATTATGACGGTGATTGTATTGTTATCGGCACCCCGCAACAAGATTTTGGCACTATCTCTAATTGGGGATATACATATCTATTTGACAGATTAAAACAAAAATTTGAAGTGCAACTAGACAGCACGGCACAATCTGTACAATCATTCTCTTTGGCATGGACACCCACTACTGCATCTAGATCGGTAAGTGCAACATCGGCATCAAACGATAGAATTACATTGAATGATACTTCTGGCATTTCTGTTAATGATCCAATAATCTTTACCGGCCCCGGTTTAGCTAACACAGAAATAACTGAGAATAAGATTTATTATGTTGATACCGTAGTGTCCGGAACACAGATTAAAATAAAAACGGCCAGAGACGGTGGCTCAGTAATTGAATTGGGCACGGTAGCATCCATAACCAGTGCTACTGCTACGGTACAGACTCAGGCGTTAAACGTTTCATTGAATGGATCTAGAGTTACCGATGATAACTATGCTGTAATAGGCAGTAGCTTAATTTATACTGGTAATTTGACTGCTGGTGATATTATCACAGTCAATGGTAACAGATTCGTTTTAATTCAAACATTTACTACACAAGAGGCTCCGCAGATTGGTTCTCAGTTTGGTTATAGTGTTGATACTAATACGCACGCCAGTGAAGTTTTAGTGGGCTCTCCCTTCCAATTAAATTCTCAAACGGAAGAAGGTGCAGTATATAGATTCACCGACGGTGGTGCCAAATATGGTATTATAGTAGGATCATCTCCTTGTAATATAACAACAGCTAGGACAATTTTATTAAATGGGTACATGGTTCAGCTATTTGCAGGGAATGCCGAGCAAGTAGCTAATACTATCAACGCAAGTAAAATAACAAACATCACCGCTGCGGCAGTCGATGGAAAATTAATAATTTCGTTACTAAACAATGATCTTGCACCCATCAACGAAAAATTATTCTTAAGTGTAACTGACAATGCAACTTTTGCAGAATTGGGTATTAACGTGTTTACGCAAACACAAGAAATTCTTTGCCCGCATCGTCAAGGACCTACGCAGTTCGGAACTGTAGTTAAGTTTAACGAATTTGACAGTTTCATTGCTAGTGCCCCTGTAGGTACAAGATACTCTGCAACAACATTTGATTTCTTAGATGACGAAACACAGGATAATGACACACTATTTGATAATAATGCTACGCAATGGGTAGATGAGTCACCAAACTTTGGTGCAGTTTATATGTTCGATTATGTAGCACAATATGATCCAAGCTTGGCAAATCCTGGCAAGTTTGTGTACGCTCAGAGTGTGAATTCACCGAACTTAGTTTACTCACCGTTCAATACCTATAATCAGGATACTGATATCACCGAAAGCAATCAACCAAGATATGGTACTGCTTTAGACTTCGACGGTTATTCTGTAATTGTAGGTACACCTTTAGATATTGGTGCTACAACAGGCAATCTTTATGCAGGTTCAGCTACGGTTTATAAAAATGCATTGCGAGTAAAAGATTGGTCACTATACCGCCAATCTGCACCCGTCGTAGATATCAACAGAATATTCAATGTTCAATTGTTTAGTGCCGAAACTAATCAAACTTTTATTAATATGGATTATATTGATCCGTTGCAAGGAAAGATTTTAGGTGCAGCAAGAGAAAATATCGATGTGGTCTCTAGTAATGACCCTGCCACATATAATAATACTCCTAATGTACCGAGTAATTTAGTTTGGGCATCTGCGCATGTAGGTAAAGTTTGGTTAGACACAACTAACATGAGATATGTAAACTATCATCAAAATGATGATGTTTCATATAATTCTCAATATTGGGCTACTTTGTTCCCGGGTAGTGATGTTGCTGTTTATAGCTGGATATCAAGCAATGTGTTGCCCATCGAATATCAAGGCCCGGGTACTCCATATGATGTAAACTCATATTCTATACAGTATGTAATTAATTCCGCCGGCTCCCTAACACCAGTTTATTACTATTGGGTTAGAAATACAAACACTGTGTATGTCAATAATAACAAGACGTTGGCTGATTCAATCATTGCATCTTACATTGAAAATCCTAAGAATTCTGGTATAAGTTATTTTGCACCTCTATTACCGAACGTTTATGCTCTATACAATTCCGGTGAGTATATTAATGCTAATGATACAGTCTTGCATATAGGTTTCGCTACCGGAACCAACGACGATACCTCACATGAACAATTTAATTTAATACGTGCCGGATATGATAGCGATTTCTTACCCGGAGTGCCATTTAGCAATTCCGAAACACCAGATAGCTTGTACGATAGATTATTGGATAGTCTATGCGGTGTTGATGAGACCGGTGCGGTAGTACCTAATCCATACTTACCTAAAGCAGTTCAGACCGGTGTATTGGCAAGACCTCGTCAAAGCTTCTTCCTAAATAGATTTACTGCATTGAAGAACTATTTGCAATACGCTAATACAGTATTGGCACAGTATCCTATAACGGAAATTCGTCAGGCATCGTTCTTGACAACTAGCGGTGAATTTTATGATACTGCCGATTATTGGCAGTACGTAAATTGGTGGGCTACTGGATACGATGACAATACAAAATCTACATTACAAGTAGAAAAATACGCAGACCTTTCTACTTTAACGGTACCTACAGGGACTATTGTTACAGTGACTGCTAATAACAACGGCAGATCAGAAACATACATTCATGAGGCTACTGAAAATTGGCGCCGCATTGGATTAGAAAATGGAACCATAGAATTTAAGTCATCATTGTGGGATTATGAGTCCGTTAGATTGGGTTACGGTGATAATTTCTTTGACACTGACACTTATGACGTTTATCCTAGTGAAGAAACAAGAAAAATTGTTCGCGCACTAAATGAACAAATTTATATTGAAGATTTGTTAGTTTATAGAAACCGTAGTCTAATATTATTGTTTGAATATGTACAAAGTGAGACTACTGAGAATCAAAACTACTTACCGTGGTTAAATAAGACATCCTTCATCGATGTTGCACACACTATTAGAGAACTGCGTCCTATTGAAGTTTTTCAAACGGATAACCAAGAATTTTTAGCTGGTTACATGAATGAAGTTAAACCATATCACGTAGTCATTAAAGAATTCTTGTTCAAGTATACAGGATCAGAAGTTTACGGTGGAAACATTACTGATTTTGATTTACCGGCAAAATATAATACTGCAGTGGAACAATTCGTTACACCGCAGCTAGTATATTCCAACCCCAATGGTATCAACCAGTATTTGCCTAATGATTCTATTTGGCAAGAACAAGAATACAATCAGTGGTTTGCTAATCATGGTGTAAGTATTACAGGCGAAACTGATGTTCAAATAACTACATTAGCTTCATACGTTTCATTGAATACGAATTCTTTTGCAGTAGATAATGCTCAAGGTTTCCCCATTAATGGAGTAGTTAAAATCGGTGAAGAATTAATTGGTTATTCTTCCGTTGACCGAGAATTTAATGTATTATCCGGATTAACCAGAGGGGTGAGCGGTACTCAAATCACTACACACATCCCTGGAGATTTAATATACATTGATTTACCTGCGGTATTGTTGTTGGACGGTGGTAGAGGATACACTGAGCCACCAAAAGTAACTGCATATTTGGATCCGTTATTATACCCGGCACCTACTAGACCCGCTCAGTTGACCGCGGTAATGAGTTTAGATAGCGTATTACGCATTGACGTAGTTGATCCTGGTCAAGGGTACGCCGCATTGCCTACTATTGTAATCGATCCTGCTATTGTAGTACCGTTTACTCCTGCTGATGTTAGCACTGCATCCAATACGGTACAACTATATGCACCGTTGTTACAAACCGGTGATTTGGTACAATACAAAGTCGGTGCCGGCAGCACAGCCGTAGGCGGATTAGTAAGCGATCAGTGGTACTATATTAACGTATTAGAGACAGTACCTACTGTTGTAGTAGGACTATACTCAAATTATGCGAACGCCATAAAAAATCATAATAGATTGCCGCTATTCTCTAATGGTACCGGCACCGGCCACACATTTAATTTGGGCGCCCGCGCTAGCGCGATTACTACAGCAATGCCAATCAGAGAAAATGATGTCACATTAAGATTTGATAGAACCACATATAACTCTCAAATTATAGATTGGGTAGCCGGTAGATATTACGGCGCGTACTATGCAGGTACATATTCAAATAGTGAAAGAGTAGCTAGCTCATCAATTACTTTGCAGAGCACCCAACCACCGATTGGCTCTATTTTGGCAAGCGCACAGGGTGTGGCGTTAGAAATAACTAATGTTAGAAATAGTAGAGAGGTTACTTATAGCTCGTTTGTGCGTCAAGTATCTCAGACTATTGGTGGAACTTCAGACATAGTACGTTTGGTACTACAGGATGATGGATCCGGTAACCCAAATGCTTCGGGTGGTACTAATGGTTTCTACGTAGGCATGGTCGTCAAGTTTGTCGGTGCGGTCGGAAGTTCCGGTATAGTTAATGAGCAAGTGTACTATGTAAATAGTATAATTAATCAAACTGACTTCACAATATCAGCGGATCCCAGTGGTAGTCCCAAAGCTAATTTAAATACCAGTACTATTGGCGCTGCCGGGCTTTCATGTTATGTGGGTGAAGTAACAGATACTGCGGTTATATCTGTAAATTATCCGGGTATTTTGAACGTAAGTGCAACTCAAGCAGTAACTAATAAAATAACTATACCTTTGAATTTAACCGGAACAGGAGGAACTAGAGGTTTCTACATTAATCTCCCGGTATTCTTTACGGGAACTAACGCATCTTTACCGCACAATGGTGTGTTCGGTGGTATCTCCGAGAATCAAGTTTACTATGTAACAACCGTAGTTGATAATGAAACATTCACTATATCAGAGTCTCAAAATCCGCAGACATACAACGTCATTTCTACTGTAACCGGATCAAACACAGTTATCATTGACGGTGATACTTCTAAAATGACCGTTAACGAACAAATGATTTTCAACACTATGATTATAGGCGGTGTTGAAACAACTACATTTGGTGGAATTACAGCAGGGGCAACCTACTATATTTCTGCTATAACCGGTCCAAACAGTTTCAGAATTTCTACCTCAGTTAATGGTGCGGTTGTACCGTTGAGCAACGTGGCGGCTGCGACCAATACATCGGCGCTAATGACAAGTCAAAAGAACACGCTGAATCTTACTACTGCTAGCGGAAACTCAATGGTAGTTAATGTAAGTTTACCGGTAAGTCCTGGTCAAATAAATGGTCAGAAGTTTACGTTGTATCAAACTTCCAGTCAGTACCCGACAGTCGATGGTGTAGACAGCAAGTTAATAACCAGAGGTATCGCTGCGTTGATAGGACAACGCACTATAGATGGCTCACCTGTAGACGTTAATAGTGTAGTATTAACTAATTTTAATCCCGGCGACACCGTAGCATTAGAGTTGACGAACATTTACGTTAACATGCCTTTTGAAGTATCCGAAACTTTAGGGTCATCTTTCTTGACCGCGGGGACGACATATTATGTTGCTGATAAGGGTATAATTGAAATAGAAGTAACTAATACATCTTCTTCTACTAATGAACTAACTTGTGATACAACAGAGATGCTATTTGCAGACATGCCCATAATGTTCTCTGGGACCGGCGTAGGAGGTGTAGAAATTGATGTTGAATATTGGGTTAAAGAAGTGATTGACGATCATCGCTTTACTTTAACTAACACACCGGGCGGTCTAGAATTGGTTGTTAGTACAGCCAATGGATCGATGGTGGGTACGGGATTGCCCTATATTAAATTAACAACTGATGTACCTGGAACTCCTTCACCAACGTTAGTAAATCCAGGAGACTATCAACAGGCAGCTTCTATAACAGCAGCAGGCCCGGCAGTTGTATATGTTTCTGACGCACCGGTCAACGGCACAAAAATTATTTTTAGGAATGGAACAGTGCCCGCAGGTGTCTCGTTGAATACGACATATTATGTAAGAAATGTCATAGGTAATGCTTTCAATATATCATTAACACCGGGCGGCGCCCTGATAGATACATCGGCTGGCTCACCGGGAAGCAGCACGATGGTTATAACGACAAATGTTCAAGTCGATCAAGCGCCGGTCGGTACACCTAAATTTGATGTGAGTTATATTCTAGGTGGGTATAGAGTAATAATCGATGATCCGGCAGCAGGTTATGCAGTTGATAACGTCATAACAATATCAGGTGCAGATGTGGGCGGAACAGCACCGAAAAATGATCTTACCTTAACCGTAAATGCTATTGGTACAGAGGGAGAAATTACTAGTGTAATCTGTTCAGGTACAGCACCGGGGATTACCAATCAGTACTACTTGAAGGTAATATCACCCACTGAGTTTGAATTATACGAAAACGCTTTAATGACTGTTCCAGTAAGCGGATTGAATTTACCGTACGACGGCGTATACTCAAGTATAGTTACCGTAATAACTACTGGAACCAATGAACTAACTTTGCTTGATGCATCAGGCTTCTCTATCAACGACGCAGTAATATTTACTGGTGATTTAAGCGCAACATCAGGTGCTTTAGTAGAAGGACAAACGTACTACATTACAGGAATAACCGGTGATGATATAACAGTGTCCGATATTCCGGGAGGCACTGATATATTAATAACGGCTACGGAAACTGTTTCCTTCAATGTTGCTAAACCTGGGTCAATAGCGTTGTTACCTGAGCCATTTATATTCAATCAGAGTATTGTTAAGTACAATAACAGAGTATATGTTTGCGTAGTATCCAACAATGATCATGAATTTGTATTTGGTAAGTGGGAGTTGCTAACAAGCGGAGACAGACGCCTTAATGCTATGGATAGAGTTCATGGTTATTATCAACCAACTGTTAATATGCCCGGCGCAGACTTAACACAATTGTTTGAAGGAGTCACATATCCTAATAGCATTTATTTAGGAAATGCATTCGCGCCCGACGCGCAGTTTGCATTAGACACTGTACTACAGGATCAGGCTTTCTACCCAACAGATGTGGATATCAACTCAATATCTTGGGATGGTTCTCGTTACCTTGCAGCAGCGAATATGCCTTCTTACTCTAGTGTGATATCTAGTGACACCGGAGATGAGTGGGGTATTCAAAAATTAGCAAATACCCCAATCAACACTACCGATTTGATTTACGAAAACGGATTGTTTGTTCTAACTTCGGCAAATCCTGCAACACCCATATTCCGCAGTGCTGACGGGGTAACTTGGACTACTAATGGATTCTTTACGCCGTGGGGAAGCTCACCGTACGATCAAACAAATTATGATATGACCGCATTAAGTGTGTCGTCATTGTTCTTGAATTCTGTGGGTTATCGTGATAATTTATGGATAGCAGTAGGGCAAAATATTGTATCCAGCGATGATACCTATGTTTGGAAACAACGATATGTATTCCCTAACCCAGCATTAACTAATATTTTATATGGTGTGACTGGTGTTAACAGCAATTCATATACAGGATTTATTGCAGTAGGTAAAGGACAAGAATATGATTATTCTACTGGATTAACACAGGTTATTGATACTAATTTAATCATTGTAAGCACTGATGGGATTTCTTGGAATTTATTACCCGCAATAAGTGCTAAAGGTCTATTCGGTATTACTTACTCCGCAACTCAAATGATAGCCGTAGGTGAAGACGGTATTATATATAGTTCTAATAACGGTCTTAACTGGTCCGGCGTAAATGAAGTTAGAGTTATAAGCGTAAACTCGTCAACAAATCAACTTAACGTCACTAGTACAACGGGATTCTCTGTTAATGACCCTGTTAAGTTTTCCTCGTCATTTAACGTGTTCACTGCAGGAGTAACATACTACGTGGTTAACGTTGTATCCTCTTCACAAATTCAATTAAGCACTACGTTGGGAGGTTCGCCGGTAACATTGACCTCTAGCAATCCCGCTACGACAACTTACATGTTCGCACCGAGAACATCTTCACTAAGAGATGTTGCATATGCAAACGGTATATTCATGGCAGTTGGTGATATGGGTCTAATAAAAACATCAAGCGATGGTTATAGTTGGACTACCCAAACATCCAGCACAGCCGAAAATTTAAATGGTGTGATTTACAATTCAGATGAGGCTACATGGATCGTAGTAGGTGATAACAATACCATTCTTATAAGTGATGACAATGGAATTACTTGGACAACATCATCTGTATTTGCTCCGCAAACCACAATATATGATGTTAAGGGAGCAGAGTTCACATACGGTTATGGCCCGGAAGAATTAGTTCCGGGCGTGGTCACAGACAATATTACAATGACTGTAGCAACAAGACCCGGCACTGATTGGGATGAGACAATATATGCTCACGTTGGGTACAATGTCGTTTCTGTAGAATTAGTGCCCGCATCGGCCACACAGGTAACTTATAATTTTGATATTGGTAACATATCCAACATTCAATCCCCTGCTAAGATTGCAGTCTATGAAGTTGATGGTACTACAGGATTAGGTACTTCTTTAGTTGGACCAAACGTGGATGGTGTTACACCTGATTATACCATAGATTGGGTCAATAATACTATAACTCTAGCTACGCCATTAACTTACTTGCCGGTAAGTAATAAGTTAAGAGTCAATGTATACGAAGTGGGTAACGGTAATCAATTAGTGAAGGCAAGTACTAGAACCGATCCTATTAGAATCAACACAATCACTGGTTGGAATGAAATTTATGTAAACTGCAACTATTCTGGACAGATTTATGACGGCTCTGGTG